TGATCATACCATTCTTGGTCTTGATCTTCTCTGACTGGCTTCCCATAATGGTGCAAGCCTTGTTGTTTTGTGAATTTACTACGTGTTCGCCGTGCTTGTACATGTTAAACCTCCAATTCTTGAAAACCTTCATCATCAGTATACCAGATCTCATCGAAGAAGTCAACACACCATGTCAGACAATGCTTACACGGCTTTGAATTCCTCAATTCATGAAACCGATTCATACGAAAATTGATCAGTTTCAGCTTTTTGTCACCCTTCTTGTATGATTTAGGCAACTTATTGAACGCATCCAGTTCAGAATGGACACAATCAATGACATAACCATACTTACGAGCAAGTGGATGAGTCTTGAACTGGTTAGTTCCGATTGAAACTAGCTTATTCTTGTGGAAGATCAGGCTTACATGCTTCTTCTGTCGCTGCATTTCCAGACAGATTGGCATCGTTTGCTCTAAAATATCGTTTAGCTTCGTACTCAATTTTGGAATAATCATAAGTAGTCGCCTTTGACCCGACTATCTTCTCATTATAGTATTTCTCTACAAAAACATCAACCACCAAAGGATAGTGTTTTACCACATTTCGTGCTCGTTGACGAATTTCTTTTGGCACTTTTGGTGTTTGTTTTGGATCAAGAAGGCTGTAAATGAATTCTTTACAACGCTTGAGTGCATAGATTTCTTCTTCTAGGGTTGACATAACTCTTCGGGCTGGATTCGAACCAGCGACATGAAAGTTAACAGCTTTCCGCTTCTACCAACTGAGCTACCGAAGAAAGAGGATGACGGGACTTGAACCCGCAACATTGACCATGGAAGGGTCACACTCTGCCGTTGAGTTACATCCTCAAATTAGAGATCCTAGATTCGAACTAGGACAAACTGAGTCAGAGTCAGTTGTGCTACCGTTACACCAATCTCCATCAATGGAAGTATTGATTTGCTTCGTCTTTCCAGTCTTCGTCCTTAAATGGCTCTCTGATTTCTACGCAATCAATCTTAGCCAAATAAGATCCAAATTCTTTCCTTACCGCATAATCCATAACATCCATAGGCTTTCTAAATCTTGTGTCATACACTGTCCAAAGTGTAATCGTCGTTTTATATAGTGGCTTTTTTCTCATAAAGATCCATATGGGATTTGCACCCATTACCTAGCTTTGTCACAGAATAGGTGGTTTTACGCTAGAGCGAGTCTTGTCAACACCGCGTGTTCCTACCACGCCGATGGATTCATAAACATTCCCGACAGGAATTGAACCTGTAACCTTAGCATTAGAAGTGCCACGCTCTATCCAATTGAGCTACGGGAATATGTCTTTACTCACTGAGTCGTAGACCGCTACCTAGAATCGGTCCAGATCCCATATTGCCTGTAAAGATACCAGTTGAAGCCTCAATATACTTGGCTTCCATTTCCTTGACTGGTTCGGTTTCGAATACCACAAAGATATCAGAAATTTCAAGACCATCGCCATGGTTTGCATATGGCATATATGGAGCGAAACCAATCTTTCCATCACCGACAGGAATCAGAATAAATGGCTTCTGAATCGTGTATGTTGCGGCAACTCCATCAAATGAAACCTTGCCGATAAGTTCTTCACCACTAGTAAGACGTAGAATAAGTGTTTGCATGTTCTTTTTCCTTTATTGCATCAGTATACCAAAACGGACAGGGATTGCAAGACCACTTGGCGAATTTACTCTTTTCGCCAACGTAGTAAGCACGATATGCTCGGACAGCATCACCAGTTACCTTGTATTTATCAGGCATTGCCTGAGCAAATGGCGTGATATCTTTGTTGATGAAATTCGGTCGCATTTGAAACATTTCGTTGATAAGAGATTCAGACTTATGATTGCGCTCATACCGCTTACTGTAGAAGTGGCAGAGGCTACGAGCGTGTAGTACAAGCCATTCGTAATTTGCAGAAGATTCTGTAGCCCACTTAGTGCATGGATGATTGACAAAGCACTTCTTGTAAAGTGGCAGATTGTGTGGGTTGTTAGAAAGATGATGAACCGTAGAAAGCATTTGAGCACTTTCAAGGATCATCTTTACGACATGCTTATCGCACATGTAACTGGCTGCAAGTACTGGATCTTGGTCAAGTACAAAGATGTTCATGTTATTCCTTGGGAGGTTTAGACTTAGTAACGAATTTGTCAGTATATACTAGGCTGACACCCGGTATCTTAGTCTCATCGTTCGCATAGTCAATAGCTTTCTCATGAAGATCTTTATTAAGTTCTTCGATGTATGTGGTGTAGTTGGTAAAATACATCACTAACCACAGCAGCATCAGTTCTTCGTCTGACAGGTTTTGAACATTAAAGTTTTTGATAAATTCTTCTGGATCACCAAACATGTTATTCTCCAAAAATTTTGTTGTATTGATTGTTTACTCTAACGAATTGTGCATTATTGTGCAATTCATTTAGATCCCTTGCACCGACATAGGTGCAAGCAGAGCGAACCCCACCCATAATTTCCTTGACAGTATTTGCTACTTCACCGCGCTCTTCAACCACAATCTTCTTTCCCTCAGCACAACGATACTCTGGCCGATGATTGTAGTGATTTGTCATTGCATGTTCCGATGCCATGCCATAGAAGGTCGGGACTGACTTGCCTTGTGCATAGTCATATTCCCACCCACCAGACTCGTCGTGGCCTGCTAGCATGCCGCCAAGCATGACCATCTTAGCACCAGCGGCGAAAGCCTTGGCTACATCACCGGGATGTACGCACCCACCATCCGCGACTATACCCGAGAACCCCGGAAGATTCTTTGCATCTTCGGCGCAATGGTGAACCGCCGAAAACTGGGGATACCCTACTCCGGTCATCTTGCGTGTCGTACATGCGCTGCCGGGGCCGATTCCAACCTTTACAAAGTCTGCTCCTTCGATCCATAGTGCTTCTACTCCTTCTGGGGTGACAACATTTCCTGCAATAATATTTACACGATCTCCGTACTTACTACGAATATTTTTTACTAGTGTCTTGAAACTTTCGATGTAACCATTTGCCACATCGATGCAGACAAACTTGAAAAAGTTTTCCTTTTCCATCACCTTGTAGAATGTTTGCTGTGATGCCGTATCCATGCCGATAGTCGGCGCAGAAAAATACTGAACATCCTTTGCAAGTGATTGTAGATCATTCGCGGTATAATGCTTATGCAAGCAAGTCAACCACATGTGCTTGGTGAGGGCTTCTGCCATGTTTAACGTCCCAGTCGTAGCCATATTAGCTGCAACGACTGGAATACCAGTCCAAGGAATTCTACCCACAGTTCTGATCAGGGAAACATCAGATCTTGAGTTGACCTTTGATGGTTGCGGTACGATCAGAACATCCGAATAGTCTAATTGTGTTTCTTTAATTTGCATAGTTGCTTGAGATTATACCACAGTGTCTGTGAAATTCCAAGCAGTGACTTCATGAAATTCTTGACTGAGAACTTTCCCCGTACTGGTTTCCAGAGTTTCTTTGGGCATGTGGCTCCAGCAACAGTTAACTTTACAGTCAACCTTGCTCTTGGGTTCATTCCACAGCCACAGAGTTTGCAATACCCTATCGGATCTTGTGGTGATTTGGCAAGACCGGGGCATTTAAGGCATTGTTCTTTTCTGGCCTCAAATACTTTCTTGGATACTTCTGTAGTGAATGCGCTATTTAATTCGAATAAAAAATATAATAATATTTTTTCCCATAGTTTTGTTTTTACAATGGGAGATATTTTTTTAGCTGTATTATTTTGTGTTGGGAATTTAATAAGAGGAGATGTTTTGTTGTTGTTTTCAGGAACTTCAATTTTTTCTCCTTTGTGTATTTCTTTTTCTATTATTCTAAATTTCATGTTTTTTTCTTCCAACAACCTATAAGCCCTAAAGAACGTGCCCAATTCGCAAATTGATTTTGGTCCCACCATAAAGAATTTTGCTGTTCTTCTGGAGTATCAAATACAAATATATCTTCATCACTTACATTACAATCTGTTGCACAGTCAAAGCTTGAGACAAAATCACCGGGTGGAACAGAATTTAAACATTCTTTACAACAATCACTTTCAGGATCTAACTCTAAACCTGATAATAGGTCAACACAGTTAGCCCCAAACATACCATCGTCTTGACAAGCAACAAAATTTCCAGAACCCGGTTCTTCATATGTACTAGGAGCGACATAACAACTTCCACTATAAAGATAATCGAGTGTACCATAGCAAGTTACTCCCGTCAATCCCTGCTGTTCTACTGGAGTGCTAGGAAGTTCTGTGCCATTCCAAAGCGAACCTTTTAAATGGCAAGGAGCTTCTATATCTCTAAATTTCGCAACACCACCACCGAAAATATTTAATCCGCCACATAAAGAATTTGCTATATAACGACAAATCGTATAATGGGGTGTTTGAGGATTATTGATAACTGCGGATTTGTAAGAGCCTAAAGTATATCCACCACCACCACCCATAGCATCATAATTTGGAGGTGAACAATTTCCTAGCTCATTATCAGAATTATAGCAGTCATTATTAAATTCTGATTCTTCGTATCCACTACTTGTATTACGATCTACAATTATTCCTTCGCACCCACAAAAACTTCCTTTATAAAAATTGATCATATCATCATTTACAAATCCAATAGATCTCAATTGTTCCTCTGTAATATTAAACATAATTTTTGAACAATCAAATTGATCATCGGAACCAAACATGATTTTTCCTTGGCTAGTTACTGGACTACAAATCCCCCATGTTCGTCCAGTAGCAGGGGATAGTGTATTAATAAAATTAAGTTCAAAATCAGTATCAAATTCTAATATACTACGAGGATTTTGATCTGAATTTATGAACCCTCCGTTTGGAGTAATTAAAATATTTCCAGTTGCTGGATCCCTGTCCCATCTCTTAAAATCATAATCGGCACTTCGACTATACCCATAACCCAGCACTATTCCAGACACACCGCCAAACAATCCTTGATTCCAAGGACCAAAAGCATTAGGATCATTATTTGTAATTGGTCCATTAGCAGCCCATGCGGAAATACCTTGTTCTGGATATTTTGGACATCTACACCATCTTGCAGCTTTATAAGCACAGTCCTCTGCAAAATTATTGCCAAGTTTACATTCTGGACAATTTTCCATAAGTTCACAACATTCTTGGGTAAACATACCAACGAAATCTGAGTATGGTAAATTATAAGGATATTGTGGATTTCCTCCAGTGGCTCCCGGTATTTCCCAGTATCTATTTGGCGGCAATCCAAATATCCATGTAATACCTTCGTTAGAAAGCGAATTAAGAGAATTGTTTACAGTTCTGTTGAAGCTATCACAAAAATCATATCCAAAACAATCTGGTAAATTTTGTATCGTTACGCCCGGTATTGTAAATACTTGATCAGTTGGAAGAAAACTATATGGGTTTTGATCTCTAAATGCTATTGGGCCATACCAATTGAAATCATATGATATTGAGTCAATTTCATTGTCATAAACAATACTATTTGCCCCATCACTTTCAATCACTAATCCATTACAACCACTAACTGCTGCTCCTCCTTCCGATGGCATTCTATGTCTGGGTACACCGGAACATTTTGCATTAAATGCTGAAAATTTTTCTGGATATGGGGATGGACATGGAAAATCTTGTCCTTGCGCGCAACAAGCTTGCGAATAACATATAGTGCAATTTTCAAAAGTTTTTGTTAATCTGACACCAAGATTTTTGGTTTTATATTCTTCAATTTCTTCAGCATTTCTTGAAATAACTCTATGAGGAATAACACTTGCATCCCATGTCATGCCTCTACTTTGAAATCTAACAAAAGATAATTCAGACTTTCCATATGCTTGTATAATAAAAAATCTGTTATCGGGAACATTAGGACATGGAGCATCTTGGATAGGTGAAGTGCCCTCAACTGGATAAGTATGAGCTGCAAATAAAATATCTGGTGTTTCGGAATATGTTGTTCTTCCACAATATGGGTCAATAGCAATTCCTGTTGTTGGATCATCAAATGGTGGGCGCAAAACACAATCTCCGAATAAACAATTTGTGGTTGGATTCCAAGCAAAATCTAAAAATCCTTCATTTGGATCATTTGCAATGCATTTATTTATTTGAGAATGAGCTAAAACTCTCGCAAAGGAAGGAAATGCTCCATTACCCGGATCTTGTACATATCCATATTTTCTAAAAAACCAATTGTCTTGTGGAGGACTTCCCGGTCCAGCCAACCCCGGACCCCATGCCGAAAAGTCCCATTTCCCGGGCAGCATGAGCATATATGTGTAAGTAATTTGTGATAATTTTGCTATAAGACTTAATTTTCTTAAATTACGCTGTTCTGCGGTTTCATTGGGATAACTTCCCTTTAAATCTATTTCATCAATAGGAGCAAAGACATTAGCATATGTCATTGCTTGTATTTGTCTCAATTCTTCTACTGGATCTCCGTTTTCATTCTGGAATAGGAATTCATAAGTTCCACTTAAAACATCATAAGGCATGAAGACATTTACGTCTGTTGGAACTGGACCAGAGCCGGGGGGCAACTCAGATTGTCCATATTGGTTATCTCCCCATCCAATAATTGATCCATCGGACAATAAAGCTATACTAAAATGTTCTCCCGCTGATATGTCAATAACTTGGCCAATACTTGACGGAACATTACACTGACCAAAATCATTATTACCCCAACAATATACTACACCAGTGTTGTCTAACGCAATAGTATGATATCCACCAGATGAAATTTTAACTATATCAACATTAGGATTATTTAATATTTCTGTAGGAACAACACATTGATTTGAATCATTTCTACCCCAACATATTGGTTTATCATTTAATCCAATTACAGAGGTGTGATAATGGCCAGCTGATATTTGTTTTGCTTTAGTATCAGGTGGTACTGTCGATTGTCCATATTGATTGTTTCCCCAGCAAATAACATTATTATTTGCTAAACGTACCGCAGTATGAAGTAATCCAGCAGATATCTCGTTTACTGTTCCAATATTAGGAGGAATAATACTTTGTCCATAGTTTGGGGCTACTCCAGTATTTTCAAGTCCCGCTCCCCAACATGTCAATCCACTTGACGTAAGTGCAACAGTATGTGCTCCACCGGCGGAAATTTCAAATATACTACTTGACGTTAACCCTATTGGTATAGACGATTGACCGTATTGATTACTACCCCAAGAAATAATATTGTTTGTATTAGTAAGTACTACTGTGTGAGCACCGCCAGCTGAAAATTTTATTATATTATCGTCAATAATTGGCACTGATGACTGCTGGGCATCATTAGATCCCCAGCATTTTAAAGTGCCGTTACTTCGTAGGCCTGCGCTATGAACATTTCCTGCTTCAATACTAACATATTGTACATCCCAATCTATATCTCCGAAATATCCGGGTACACTTAAAGCGCGGTGTCTTTTTCTTATTGGGCCAAGTGGTGTTCCGAAAATTTTTGCTATTGTTTCAGTTTTTTGTGCATCCGATAAATTTCTTAAATCTTCAACTGTACCTGTAAGAGGTATTGGTCTTGGAAGCATCATTGCAGCAAACAAATCATAATTTGCACCAGAAATTCCTAGTGCTTCTCTATAATAACTCTCTGCAATTATTAATTCTTCAACAGCTTCTTGTCTCCAATCTTTAGCTGTTATATTTACAAATTTTTGCCCTGCCATCAATCCTAGAATAGGTCTTACCGCATTTGTATTATTCTGATCTGGATATGGTTGTTGACCATAAATTCCAAAATTTCCTGTTGGATTTGGAAAAATTGCAGTAAAGGCACGCATATTTGTAATTACATTACTTACATCTATAGCTCCATAATCTTTTGCGAATTCATGCAGATCAAACTCAAAGAAAGGAATTGCTGAACAGCCATAAATAAACCTTCTAGGTATTAAAAAGCTAAGAGGAAAATTTGCATCTTCATAAGCATTATTACATGCTCCTGCCTCGCCCAATCCCCAGTGATGTTCACATTGTATGAATCCTAAACACTGAAGTCTTAATGGTGTTGAAAAAGCACTTCCACTTATTTGTTTTCCAGAAGCCGATGTTTCTGGTTGATTTTGTTCAAAGTAATTTATATTATTAATGAATGGCCAATCTAAACCTCTGTTATAAGCAAAAATTTGAAAAGCCCATGGGTAATGTTCTCTTAAAATTCTTCTTCTATAAGGAGAAATACCCATACGATTACAATATTCATTTTTTGCTATACTTGCGGGCGTACCGGCCACATATTTTTGCCTAAACGTAGAATCTGTATAGCAACATTCATCTTCACCAGCCGTGGAGCAAGGATATCCACTTTCCACAGAAGGACCTGAATTTGAATTTGCATTTATAACACCAGCAAAAACTGTTTCAGTTGGATATCGAAAAATAAAAGGATCTTCTCCATATGCAACTCCTTTTATTGTGTTAAAAAAAGCTCTAAATCCTTTTTCAAGACCAGCACCACCATAGTATAGTTGATTTGTGCTAAATGAATCTTCGGAGTCTGCATCTGGTGGAGATGCATCCCTATTTGGAATTAACGTATGAGAGCATACATCTCCCTCAAGTGTACGACCAAAATGCAAATTATATTCGGGACCACCTCCCGAATCACCTAAATCGGGATTTACTTGATTAAGTCTGGTAAATTCAGTGGATTCACATTCTGGAATATTAGTAGTATAATTACACATGTAAGATGGATGCCACCAAACCCAATATGACCCCATTTTTTTATATTGAAGTTTAAGTGTAGCCGGACTATTTTCTAGATTGTAATTAGTAGGGGTTGTACTTTTGCCATCCGTTTCAATCTTTACACCCTGATACAAAATAAGATCATCATTTAAATCTATTGGATTACCAGACCAATCATTAATCCTAGATCCTGAAAAACAAGATTGGCAACAAACATCTTGGCATCCGGTTGGGGGTGGTGGTGATATAGTAGATCCGCAGCAGCAAGTAGATAAAAAGGTCATAGTTCAGCTTCAATTTTTTCAATCGTATCTCGTAGAGTCTTCATTTCATTGGCAAGCGCACGCCAATCTTTTGTTTCTAGGAGATAGTCTTCGTATGTATCAATGCAAGAATGCGCTTTTTTGATTAATGTCAGAAGAGATTCTTTTAATTCTTGCTTGTCCATATACTATGTATTTTCATTATCTTCCTTTGTCACTACTCTAATCACGTTTTCTTCTGCTTTTAAGTTTTCGTTTACCTTTATTTTATTTCGTCTGACCTTCAATCCGGCATTTGTTATCTCAATTGGATTTTCTTTCACCTCTGTTTTTAAAGGCGTTTGTTCTTGAATAAATCCAAATGGTGTTCCCTCTTCCTTGGCACGATTTATAAGGTCCACGATATTCAGTATTCTCTCGTTTTTCTTTTCCTCTTTGGCTGTCTTATCTACCTGAACATCAATACTCTCTATAGTCTTATAATAGAAAGATCTATAGAATCTAAGATCCATATCAAAGACAGTAATAAGACCTGACTTAGGGTATGGGCTTTCAATGATTGATGATTTTAGCCGCGAGTTTACTCTAGGAACTTTTAGTTTTCCGAAGAATCTAGCTTTACCAGTTCGACCCGCATTTCCCAGATTTGTATTTCGGGTGCATGTCATGATTCTGGTTTGCCCATTAGTTATTTTTCGGAATGTTACAACGCAAATGTACTTTTCCAATGCTTCCATCAATTCACCCATGGATAATGAGTCTGATGGTGCATAGTCAGAATCTGTCTGGGAAATTTTAAAAATTTCTCCATCTAATCGCTCCAACTTTATTTCTAAAGTGGATTGGTCTTCTTCGTCCTCTTCTTTTTCTTTGCTTTCTTTTTGATCGGCAAAGATTGCTGATAGATCTAGACCTTCAGTAATAGGTTTTACTTTATCAAACGGATCAGGTTGTTGGTTTGGCGGGGGCATTAGAAGCTCCAGTAGCACCGATTGGGGTCACGGGTGCTCCTCCAAAGAATTGGTTATATTGATCTGCAAAATCAAATCCTTCTGGAACTCTATTTTTTAGATCAATAGGAGTATAGTAATTAGCTGGTGCTGCTGATTCTGCTGAACCAGTTTCTTTAAATGGCTGTGCTTGTTTAAATATTTTTTCAACCACAGAAAGATTTTTAATTGGATCGTTTGGTCCAGCAGCAATATTCTGTAGAGTTTTCATCTCAAAATCTTTTACTTCTGGAGTTACATCCCCTGTTTTATACTTACCGAAAGCTTCTTGGCCGCTAGCTACGTTTAATTCTGATGCAGCTTGCGAATAATCAGTAGTTCCAAAAATTAAATCGTATACTTTAGACCCAGCTAGAGCACCGCCGCCGAAACTTCCAGCAGTTTTTAAATAGCCTTTAATGTTTGCTGTAGGAATTTCAACACCGCTTTTAAGCTTTATTTTATCTGGCAAAAGTTTATCAACAACAGAGGATTTAGTAGACTGGAATAATAATTGACCAATTATAGAACCAGTTACAGATTTAAAATTTTCTTCCTGCTTTTTTCTAAACAACGCAGGAGAATTGGCATCTGAAGCCTGTAATGATTTGTATATCTGATCAAATTTATCAGCCTTAGTGAAATCCATTATATCGATAAAATCTACTGAAGATTTTCCAATAGTTAAATCATCTACTGTCGATAATTTTTCTTGAGATTTTTGAACGCCTGTAAATTTTCCATTATATGGATCTATACCCATATCACGCAAAGCTTTTGCTCTTGCGTCTTCTGTTTCTGAACTATAAGGAATTGATTCTGGTTCTGGTTCTTGAGGAATCAGAAGTTTTCTATAATCAAAATCTTCTTGTTCAACAATATACTTATCAGAAAAGTTCATTTTGCATAATCCATAAAAATGGTTTTATTGAACTGACTAATATTTGTTTCTTTGGCAGCATATCCTAAAATCATATGATGGGCTATAATTAATTTTTCAAGATCATTATCATTCTTGTTTAGAGTGATTGAAACCTTTTCGGGAGCCAACATTACTTCGAAATGCAAAAGCCCTCTTAAAGCAATAGCTAGATTTTTTTCGTTTAAGTGCTGTTGATTTGGATCGACAGTTGAAATTTGTAAAGTATCGGTTTCTTCAAAATATGAAAGTAAAAATACAATATCCCGATATCCAGTTTCTACTTGAGTCCCGGATAATGTTTTATAGTAAAAGCCTTTTGGATGTTTTTTGAAGTTTATCATATTAGTTCGTTATATTTATGGTTTTTCTTGAGGCAACTGCGTCGGTTGAATGTCTCACAGTAATTTTATCTGGGAATGTGGATGTCGTATTTAAAATTACAAAAGAGCCATTTTTACCCGGAACTCCATAATATGATGTATTTGAATTTATTAAAGCTTGTTCAGTAGTATCTAAAGTTAAAGATTCAAATACTAAAGAGTATCCATAATTACTTGAGTGAGATGTATCAAATTTGTAAATTATATTTCGTCTTAGAGTGGGGAAATTGGTTAAATTATTTGCGTAAATTATTCCAATACCACTTACACTTATCTTATAAATCTGATCAAAATTGGTTCCCAAAACTACATTAGTAGCTAAAGCTGATCCGGTGTCACATGAGCCACCGACAGAGAATACATCTTCTGTATATGCAGCTGGATATTTGAATTGTCTCAAATAAGATTGTAGTTCGGTTTGATTTTCAAAACATTCAAGGAAAGTGCCTTCGCTATCGTAAAGCTTGGAAGATCCAGTTTCTGTGGCATCAGATGATTTTGAAAGATCATTAACGCCACGCATGAATACTTTAAACTGTAGCTGTTCTCCGATATAACTTTCATTAATAACAGAATCTGTTAAGAACAGAAGTTCTTCCCCGTTGTCAAGAGTTTTTACATAGGATACGCCGATGTATCCGGGATTTAGAGTTGAGCCATCAATGCTGACAAAATCCCCGTAATATAAACCAAGATTATTGAGAAGTTCTCTTCCCAGAACATTTTTTATGACGTTGTAAGTCGTACCCGATAATCCTGAAATGCGATTGAATTGCGGAGGTTGTAAAAAATAATCTCTATTATATTTCGTTATTTGATTATCAATATCTTCAATGGTAACTACATTGGCAATTACAATATTATTTACATAAGAATCAAAGGTGTATGTTCCACCAAGATTAGCATCAATTATTTCTGCCTCATCTAAGTAATCAGCACCCGAAATTGTAAATGTATAACCAGCAGTCAATCCTCCGAAGAATAGACTAAGTTCTTCGAAATCACTATCTTGAAGACATTCGTTATAGTCAATTAAAACTTTATTGAAGCTGTCAAAATAAACAAACTGAGGGCTACATTTGAGCCGTTTATTATACAAGCTATACTCATCTGATTGTAAAAGTTGGATGCCGTATAGGGTAGCACCACGCACTTCCACGAAGGCATAACTTGAGGGAGATGAAAAATGCATTTTTTAGTATGCTAGGTAATATACGGTAGTTGTAGCTGTGTCAGATTTTACGAAAAGATTATATGGGTTTGATATTTCGATGAAAAGCTTTTCACCGGGATCCATCTGGAATCCAGTTGCTCCCGTATTGCCAGTGACATAGACTGAGTATCTATTTGACGCGGCTGACTTAATTTGTACTCCATAGGTTACCCCGATACTTGTGATTGAGGTAAGTCTTTGGAAGGAAGTTGTAGTAGCCAAGGAACCCGTTGATACTGTGGATACCAACTCAGGCATGGTCTTGATCTTTCCTGTACCACCAGAAAGATAAGATGAAATATTAGCTACATTTGTGTTTATAGTATTTCCAAGATATGCGGCATTTGTGCTTATCGTGGATAGTGTAGATTCAATGGTTGTTCCAGTTACAATTACTGGATTTCCACCCGTATAACCTTGAATCTTAAGGGGTGATGAAACGTCGTTGATAACCGCAACCGTAGATGCTAAGTTTGCGGTGATGCTGAAGGATCCTCCAGCCAACGAAACGTAAAGGGCATTCACACCAGTGCTTGTGTCAATCGATGCGGAGGCGGTGGTATTACCGCCAATTATCCTCGAAAATATCGGAAAAGCAACACTGGCTGACTGAACGTAACCACCTCCACCCGTAGTGAAGGTATCGGCAAGAGTATTTACTAGAACACCAAATGTAGTACCAGATCCTGTATTAAGAGAATTTGAAATGGTTGTTAGCTTGGTGTTTGCCCCAGAATCAGTAACTGAAACTGCGGCTCCAGAAATACCAGCAACTTCAAGATATGTGCCAGAAACATTTCTGACATAGGCGTTTGATATTGCATTTAAAGTAAGTCCACCTGTAATTCCGTATAGAGAAACGGGAAGTGGACTTGTAGCACTCACTCTATTAGTTGTAGTATCACTTCCCCATGCAATTTTATTTACTTGAACATGGTGGGTGAGGAATGTGCCAGCGTCCCCGGTAGTGCCATAATCCGTGGCGATGCTTGCAGTATTTCCTCCAGATGCTACAATAGTTACATTGTCGTCAGTATCAGCTGCCATTTTATCTCCAGTTTCAGTAATATATAGGTTATATAATGCTCATAGACATCTCACACAAAAATGAATTTTCCAAAAAAGTGGAAGATTATGTGCTTAAACACAATTCAAGCTATTTGGATGCTGTTCTTAACACAGCACAAGAATATAATATCGAACCGGAAGCAGCTGCAAAGCTGATTTCTAAACCGATAATCGAAAAGCTTTCGGCTGAAGGCAAGGAACTAAATCTTGTTAAAAACAACAAGTCTAGACTTCCTTTTTAAATTCTTTACTGTATCATACTCTCATTAGGCCAAGGTAGTCCCTTGGGGAAAGGTTTTATATGTCAAATTTCAGTGATTTCAAAAAGCGTTCTAAGTCAAGCATCGAAGATCTAACCAAGAAGATTGAGGATCTAAACAAGGAAGCATCCTACAAGGATGATCGATTCTGGAAGCCAGAAGTCGATAAGGCTGGTAATGGCTATGCCGTTATTCGCTTCCTCCCTGCTGCTCCCGGAGAAGACATTCCATGGGCTAAGGTTTACTCACATGCCTTCCAAGGCAAGGGTGGCTGGCTCATTGAGAATTGCCCAACCACGATTGGTCAGAAGTGCCCAATCTGCGAAGGCAACAGCGAACTCTGGAACAGCGGTATCGAAAAGGACAAGGATATCGCTCGTAATCGTAAGCGCAAGCTTTCTTACATCTCAAACATCCTAGTTGTTAGCGACCCAGCCAACCCAGCCAACGATGGTAAGATGTTCCTCTATAAGTATGGCACCAAGATCTTTGGTAAGATTCAGGAGTCCATGCAGCCCCAGTTCAAGGATGAGGAAGCCATCAACCCATTCGACTTCTGGAAGGGTGCTAACTTCAAGTTGAAGATTCGTAAGGTTGCTGGATTCATCAATTACGATAAGTCTGAGTTTGATTCTCAGTCAGAACTCTATCGCGGTGACGATGAAAAGCTTGAATCGCTTTGGAAGAATCTAAACAAGCTTAATGAGTTTGTCAATCCGACTGAGTTCAAGACTTACGAAGACCTCAAGAAGAAGATGAATGATGTTCTTGGTGGGGACCTTCGTGACATCGGTGCTCAGTCAAAGACTATTGAGGATGAAGATACCCCATCAACTCCTAAGCGGTCTGGTCCTTCAGATTCAGAGGATGCGATGGCATACTTCGAACGTCTGTCTCGGGAAAATTAATAACTTAAAGTTCTCCAACTAACGTCAAGAACTTTCTGCATCTGCAATATCAACCCGGAGTCGCCAATACTATTGAGGCTCCGGGTTGATTGTTCATTGCGGTTTGGTTGAATTGGTCTTTGACCAAGAACGGCTGGAATTGAGGGTGCTGATGCAGCCTCTGATTTGTCTGAAATAAATTGTTGTGGATCAAATTTTTCTTGATTGATCTTAATAGGATTTCCGGATTGAATTGTTTTCAATTCCTGAATTTTCTGCATAACGACTTCTTCAAGATCTTCCTTTTGCTCGTAAATTGAAAGCTGTTCAGATCTAGTTTCAACCTTGATCTTGTCTTGCTCAGGCATATTTCTTTCAGCCTGACGCTCTTTCTTTTCTTGTACCGATAGTTCCTTCTCCTTAGTTTTTACTTTAGCTTCTTTGATCTTTGGAGGAGGTGGAGTTTTTTCTTCAATTTCTTTTGGTACAACTTCAGTTACCTTTTCATTTGATGCTTCTTCATTTTCATTTTTTTCACCAGTAACATCATTAGTAGTCTTTACTGGTTCGGCTTCAGTCTTGTAGCTAGATTTTTTATTTGAGAGTTCAGTTTCTATCTCCTGAAGTCTTTTATCATAAGCCTCTTGAGTAATTTTTTTATTATCAAGATCTTCTAATAGTTGCTCCTTTTCCTTTTCCAATAGATTGGTGTCATCTTCTGGCTTTGAAGATGTCTCGGTGAGCATCATTTTAAAGAAGTTGGTTGGCTTAGGTTCTTCGTTCATGATAATTCGTTATATCCTTTTGCTGATGCTGCTTTAAGTTTTTTCTCTGTCTGATATGCTTTGATCTGTGATATGAAAACGTCAAGTTCCCACGGAATCATTCTTTCAATCTCGGATAGCGGAAGATCATGCTTGTAGATAAGATTGAAAAATTTTACATACTTATCTACTAAATTTTCACTATCGAGAATTAAGAAAAAAAACGCAGATGTTCTCCAATAATTGCTGTTCTTGAAACTCCGTCAGAAGTTGTATAGCCAACTTCAAAATAAATTTCTGGATTGTTTTCTATAAAATCCTTTATTTTATTGTATTCATCGATTTTTAAATTCTTAAGAACTTCAACTCTTTCCTCAAGAGGAAGATTATCCATAATGAAATACTCATCTTGTTTTTCAAATGATTTAATATGTAAAGCAACCTTTTCTTCGACTGTAAGCTCTGAAGAGATACAATCTTTGGCTTTAATACTTTCAAAGGTAACTACTTCTCCATTACCAATCATTAAAGTCTTGCCTTCAATGAGACTTATCTTATGATCTAAAACATTTAGACTAATCTTATGCTTTTCCTGAGTAGTTGGGCAAGTTATTTCCAGATCTAATTGTTCCCCCATTGACTTTGCTCTTAGAAATAAAAAGCATTGTTCCACTAAAGCGAGTTCAGCTTTAGGACTAAGTGGCATATCATAACAATCATTAATTAAATCCATCACAGTTTTGATTACTAGATCATTTCTGGATTCTT